ACCAAAACTACGAACACAATAGATTCAATCTTGTGGTTCGACCAGTAATGGATCGCTTTTGTTTTTATTTTATCAATCATTTTTTTTCTCCTCTATCTCGTAAAAGAAATTATCAGTGTCTTCTGTCTTCCAACTCTGAGTGTCTTCTACGTTCCAGTAATTAGTTTGAACCTTCCAATCAGGAATTTGGTCCTTAACCGTAAACGATGGTATGTCCCAAATTAATCTGTTGTTAGGTTGTGCTGCATAGTTGCCATCATTTAGGGCAAGTATGTGAGCGCACTTATGCTCGTGCGGGATCTCCGAATGATCAGTGTCTAGTATATTAGGCTCTGGATGTGCAAAGTCAACAGTAAATAAATATTTACCCCAATGCCATTTTTTATCTTTACCTATATATTTTCCTGATTGTGCTTCTAAAATATCCCAACTAGTAATAGCAGGATAATAACTAAAAGAATTCCAAAGCTGTAGTTCATCAAGTCTACGGGTTGGAACAGCTTCCGGTTTATAACCACGTTGAATAAAAGCCGTAATTGGTAGACGATAAAAGATTGCGCCATTTTCCATAATCGCATGAAATAAGAGTGCCCTACCTGTAATGCAGGTGACACCAAAGATAATACAGTCTTCAACTTCTCCATGATGTTTTTTAAGATCATATAAATATTCCCTTCTGATTTGTGCATACTCTACTGGTATGTTTCCATTTAAATAAGCCATAGTTTATCCTCATTTAATTGTACCCCAATTTGGCCCAGATTCATAGTCCACTTTGTTAGGTACTTCTAGTTCAACTGCAGACTCCATAATTTCTTTTATTTTATCTGCATTATCACTAACAGATATATCAAGTTCATCATGCACTTGTATATGTGGTGTAATACCTTCTTTATGTAGTTCAACCATTGCTTTTTTTGTCATGTCGGCTGCACTACCTTGTATTAATCTATTCAAAGCTTTGTATGTGTAAGCTCTTCTGATCCCTGGTCCGTGTTCCGCTAACGCTGCATCATGAGGTAATGCTTTATGTATACCGAACTGATTAGGCTCCCACAAATCAAACCTACATCTACGACCTAATAAAGTTCTAACCTTACCTATGTCTTGTGCTCTTCGTGATACACTTTCCATTAACATTTTAACAAATGGAACTTTATCATGATAAGTTTTAAATAGATCTTTAGCTTTGTCTTCATTAATACCTAGTTCAGCCATTAATTTATTTTTACCCATACCATAAAACAAACCAAGGTTAATAGTTTTAGCTTGTGATCTTGGTATGTCAGCCATCTCAGCTACAATTTGATGGAAGTCTGCTTCACCTTCTTGGTATGCATCCATAACTTCTTCTACACCATATAAATTATCTAACGATGCATAATGAGTAACGAGTCTTGGTTCTTGTTGTGAGTAATCAAAACAACCCCACTTGTGTCCTTCTTCTGGTATAAACAAAGATCTGATCATTGGTCCAAGTTCCTTGTTCCGTGCAGGAATTTGTTGTAGGTTTGGATTAGAATAACTAAACCTACCGGTTACAGTTCCACCTTGATCTGATCTAAGTTGGTTTATCTCTGCATGTATTCGTCCTTTATGTGAATGTTTTATTATGGTATCAATAAACGTTGTATGAGATTTATTTATTTCACGAGCTCTAGCGATTTGTTTAACAACTGAATGTTCGTGGTTTTGTAGAAAGTTTTTAGTGAATGATGGAGAATCTGATTTTTTTGTTCTGTCGTAAGGTAGGGACAGTTTTTGAAAAACTTTCTCAATACTGCGCGCTGCCCATATTTGGGTATCTACTCCTGTTTCTTTTTTTACTTTCAGTAAGCATTCTTTTTCTTCTGCAACTAACTTTTCTTTTAATTTGTGAGCTCCTTCAATATCTACTCTCACACCTAAAAAACGCATGTCGACAAGGCAAGGAAAAAGTTCAGTTTCTAATTCAAAGATAGAACTTACGTCTTCCATTTCGATTTGTTTTTTCATTTCTTGCCATAAATCTAGTGTGAGTTTGGCATCTTGCTCTGCATATTCACCTACATACATTGCAGGCAGTTTATACATCTCAGACTTGGGATCTATACCCCATTCCTTGGCAGTTTCTTGCAATACAGCCTCGTTTTTGCCCTTTCCGATGTAATCACGACCCATACTACCCAAATCGTAACGAAAGCGATTCTCGTTGACGAGAGAGCCGGCAATCATGGTATCTACGATCTGACCATTGATTTTTAGCCCTGCAGCCCTAATAAAGCATACATCATACATTGCATTGTGGAATATCTTAGTTGAAGGGTAGTTTAGAATCGTTCTAAAGTAATCTAATACTTTTCTCTCATCCATATTACCACCACCCTCATGAGCTATTGGATAATATGCTGACCAACCCTCTACTGCTAACGCTACACCAACTATCTTTGCTCTACCAGTTACAGATCCAGATCCCATGTCTTTTAAACCTGGGTCTTTGGTTTCTAAGTCAATTGCTATCTCATCGTAACTTGATAGATCTTTGAACTCTTCTGGTGGTAACCACTCTGTTTGTGGTTTAAATAATATCTTCATCTGACAGAACTTTTTTAATTGCTAGTCCGAACTCTCTTGCAATTTGTGGGACGATTGCGTTACCGAGGGTTTTTATTCTGTTGGCTCTATCTTTGTCCAATTCATAGGAAATCCCATTAGGAACTCCACAAAGGTTGGATTGAGTTTGCCACCACGTCTTCTGGCTTGAGCTTCCAAACATTTCGATGCCTGTGTATTCCCCTTCAGTCGATACTTGTGTTCGCTGTTCGTTGGTGTCGGTAACATCTCTTTCATGTTTATCATATCTCCTATTATCGAGTGTCTGTTCTTCTGACTCTTTGGAAGTGTTAGATTCTTGCTGTCGTTCGTTGTCGGACTGTAGAATAATTTCTTCTTCTCCAGATACAGCATCGCGTCCGATAGTTTCGCTCCGAATGTCGACTCTGGTTTGTTCTTCTTCCTCAGAATAAAACCTCCAGACTTTGTTCTCTCCACTCTGTCCGATTGTTCTCCCCCCTCCTCGCAACCCACTGTCGGTGTTGGAAACATCTTCACTGCTGCTGTTAGATTGTGTTGAGCTGCTGCTTTCATTCCTTTTCTCTTGATCAATGTTTCTGGATTCTCTTGTCCCGATGATCTCGGCGTTGGATACATTCTTTTTTGTTGATCCTCTCTCAACTGATCCAATAAATGTTTCTGTTTGTTCGGCTTGGAGTTTATCGTATCTTTGTAATCTCTCCTGTTTGGTGTTGGATACATTTTCACCTCCTCTTGAACTGCTACTGTCAACGGTGTCCCTCCTTGTTTGTACTTCTTCGTTCTCTCCGATGCTGAGTCTTGTGTCGGTGTTGGATACATCTTCATTGTCTCTGGATCCACTTGTTCTCGCAGGTTCGCTGGTTTCGTTCTTCCCTTCCTGTGTCCCTGTTGCAGTTTCAGTGTTCCTTCTTTCGATCTTGGAGGCAAGTGATCCATTGTGTTCGGAGTGGCCCACAATCCAGACTCTGTACCTTTGATGCCAAGCACCGATGCCCGAAGCTGGAATAAGGAAACATTGGACTTCGAAACCTTCACTTTCCAAGTCGTCACACACCTGTCTGAGTACCATGCCGTCTTGGATGTTAATAATTCCTTGCACATTCTCCCCAATAACGAATTGGGGTTTGATCTCCCTAATGAGTCTAAACATTTCTGGCCAGAGATAGCGGTCGTCATCTGTTCCTTTTCTTTTTCCTGCGACTGACATTGGTTGGCAAGGGAACCCTCCCACAATGACATCTGCGTCTCCTTCTTTTCCTTTGACATTTTTTATATCCTCCTCGATTGGTATGTTAGGAAAGTTTTTTTGTAAAACTTTCTGACAGTATTTATCTTTCTCTACAAATTTTACTGTCTTAAAAAAATCTGTTGAGTCTAATCCTAGTGCAAAGCCACCTATGCCTGCAAATAAATCAAGAACTTTTAGTTTTCTTTCCATCTTTCAATTTTTTTATTTCTAATTCACAATAGTGTATTATTTTTTCTAAGTCTTGTATACCGTTTTTGTTTAAATAACGACAAACATATTTCACAACACATCCTTGAAAGAACGAGAGATTATTTTTTGAAATAAATTCGTACGGCTGAATGTGAAAATGTTTATAATGAGATCCTCCAATTTGTTTATCTTGTGGAAACGCATCTTTAAATATATCTTTATTTGTCATAGTTCATAAGCCTTTCTTGTTTGTGGTTCTATTAAAAATAAATTTTCTTCTGTTCTTGTTACAGCTACATAAAATAAACGGTGTGTATCGTCTGGATTTTTTTGATATTCTTCATAAGCTGCACCAGACAAATCTGTGTTTACAACTACATTTTCTCTTTCACTTCCTTTAACGCCATGTATAGTTGACACTCTTATTCTAGGATCTTTAGATAAATCTTCTCCAGAACCTATTAACTTTTGTATTTTTCTAATCTCTTCTGTACCTAATTCATCTAGAGCTTCATGCCATTCTGCTTCTGTTTTCAAACCATAAGTTTCTTTTAGTGTGTCCATGTCGTAGAATAAATCTTTAATCATATTCTTTTGTAATTTTTTATCCCAATTATTATTCATTTTATTAAATATCTTTTTACAATCATTGAAGTGAAGTGGTGTGCCTTTACGAAGTTCATCCCATTTTTGTATTATTTCATATAGATTTTTTATTCTAGGAGTTGCATTTCTTCTCTGCCAATATAAATTTTTTTCATCTAATATATCTCCAACAGCATTTAACATATAGTTTGCATTAGATAAAATTAACCATTTACCTTGTGAAAAATCAATATCAGATAATGAAGAGAATCTATTTACGGATCCTTCTTCGTCCTTTGGCAACCATTCTTTCTCAACTCTATTCTTAACTTTTTTAATTATTTTGTTTGCTAATCTAAAAGGTGCTTTTGGAACTCTTCGTGATTGATCTAATA